TAGGATCTAAGTAAATTGTCCAATTATCACCACCTAAATTCATAGTTGTAGATATTTCACAATTTATTCTATCCTTATGTCTTTTTAATTCATTATTTTTTCTATACACTCTGCCAAAACTATAAGACGGTTGTAGTTTTAAACCTGTTGTTTTTTCCATAATTGGTTGGCACTTTAACATTATGGTATCGAACATTTGATCTCCATATATACAAAAACTAAAAGGAACTTGTTGCCACTCCTTTTCATAAAAACCAAAACCTTGTTCATAAACAGATATATATTTTTCTTGTCTCATAGTGTCATGAACTTGTTTTTTAACTAAAAAATAATTGTATAAAACATTTGCTGTTTCTTTGTTAATAGCTTGTTTTATAACTGCGTATCCATTTTTTTTAAAAGACATTTACCAAACTCCGTATGAAAGAATTATTCGTGGTGTTAACCCTATTGCTGTATGGACAGCGTTAGCAGGTATCTTTAATAAGTCTCCTTTTTCAACCATGTATTCTTTATCGCTAACTTTATACCAAGTTTTTCCTTTTACTCCAAGTATATAGACATCCTCTGTGTCTTTGTGCGTCGTGCTAGCTCTGCCGCTTTTTAAAGAAAAAAACATAATTAAATTTGATTTACCTTTATTTTTGTTAAAATTTTTTTCACAGTAATTATAAAAATCTTTAAAGTCATCATGATCTTGTAAATTGTTTATTTTAAAAATAGATTTAAAAACATAAGATTTGTCCCAGTCGCCAGAAAAAGCTGATTCATAATTAGCGTTATCTAACAATTCAGATATATAATTAAAATCAATATCTTTCTTAAAATCAACCATGTTCTTTTTAAAATTTATATTACTCATCTTTTACGATTATTTCTGAAACTGCCTGTAAATTAAAATGTATAAATCTAAATGGTTCTTTTCCATAATCTACTGAAAACTCATGTTGCACATATCCAGGAAATAAGACTAAATCACCTGGTTGCACCTTTGCATAAAACGTATCATGGCCTGGCCATACACCTTGTAAATCTTGTTTCATATGTAAAGCTGTAGCTCTTGCCCCGGTTCTTGGATCATGAAAAACAGGGTGAGCTGTGTCATCGGACGCTTTTAAAAAATAAAATCCAGACACATGTTGATTCCAATGAACATGTGCAGAATGATGTCCCCCACCTTTTTTAGCAAATTCTTGCACCCACATTTCTGTAAAAAGAAGTTTATACAAAGACATATCAAACCCACAATTATTTAACAATTCAAAAGCTTTATCTCCCACATAATTTCTTAAATCTAAAAAATCATTATCTTGAAGCAAGCTCGTTGAATGATAAGACCTTCCAAAGTCTCCATGTTTTTTTATATGTTCTTTTGCCTCTGGAGTAGATTTAGCTTTTTTAATATATTTGTTAGAAACTTTATTTAAAGAATTAACAAATTCTTTTTTATTTTCGTGCCAAACTACGGTTGGAAATCTTGATATATAACTCATTTAAAAGGTCTTCCTAAATTCCAACATACTAGACTATATCTTGTCCCGGATGTTACTGGTTTAACTCTATGCCACACAAAAGAAGGAAAAACAATAATAGAACCTTTTGGTAATATTTCTTTTGCTTTTCTTAAATGTTGACTTTCATCTCTTTTGTGAGGATCATAGTTTCTAAAATCAAATTCTAATTCACCACCTGTATATTCAGATCCATCTGTTAATTGACAAGTCACAGATAATTTTCTAATTCTACCGTGACTTGGATCGTTTGGTTTATCATAAGGTTTGTCCCAGCTATCGCAGTGCCAATCATAGTATTGGTTTAATTTATATTTAGTGAATTGCATAGACTCTGTCCAATCCCAATCAAAATTCCAATTAGCTTCTATATTTGCTTTGTGAATATACGGTTGTATTTCTTTGTAAATCCAATTCTCATTTAACCAAACAATATTAGAATTTCTTTTTCTTTTTAAATCAAACAAGTCTCTTTTGTTTAGTTTTTCATTTTCAAACCCACCGGTTCTAGCAACAACTTCTTTTTGTGAGTTTGCATACATTATAACTTCATCACAAAACCTTGGTGTTAATGCAGCTGTAAAATAATGATAATAGCTTTCTAAATTCATTCTAACCAATTTATATTAAATATAATTTGTATGTCAAGCTTAATCAAATACTAAACTATCGTACGTAATTGTTTGAATAAAATTCAACTCTTTAGGTTGCATGTTTGATATTTGATATTGTGAATTAGCTGGAAAAAGTAAAAAATTATTTTTTTTTAATTCAAAATCCATGTATTGTTTATTAGATCTGTAATTCTCATAGTGAATCCTTACAAAACAATCTGTGGTTTGTATTCCATACAACATTACATAATCAGGTGATGCATTAATATCAACAGGATCGGTTTGTAAGATAGGTTTAGTTATTTCTTTTGGCTTATAAAATTCACCTAATGTTTTTTTATTTGTTATGCAAATTTTATGTTCTACTTGCATAAACTCTCTTATAAAATTATTTAATTTATCAAAACTTTTACAGTGTTTTATAGGTAAATTACTTTTATCAGATTCTAAAATAGAACCTATTAATTCTAAAGGATTGATTTCAACACCTTTTGGCATTTTAACAGTGCCTCTATACAAGCTATTATCAGTAAGTATTTCTTTTATTATCACTTTCAAAAATTAACTTTTAAGATTTGCGTACTCCCATGATGTTGTATTTTCGTTCCATTCCGTAACCCAATGATATGAATCAGGATCAGCTGTCATTTGAGAAATCTGTTCTGCTGTTAATGCAGGAGGATCTCCTGCTGGACAATCCCATTTTGCAGTTGTTGTATTTTTTGTCCAACTTGCAAAAGGTCTTGGTGGCCAAAATATTTGATTTTCACTATCCCATGTTCCACCAATGCCGGCATAATTACCTCTAAAAGGTGTGCCGCCTAATGTATGTTGATTATGACGTGTGTTGTAAGAAGTTTGAATCCATAAATGCGCTGGCCAATTATTGTGTGTTTCTAAATAAGTTTGTCCAACAGATTCTGTTTCAACACCCTCTTCATTTTTACAATCTTTGTCAGCAAGTGTTAAAACTTGTAATACTACATTTTCCTCAGATATCTTTGCAAAGTGTGCCATGTTATTTAAATTTGTACCTTATAATTACTACGCCAGATCCACCCTGACCACCAGATGCTGAGTTATTTGAGAAACCAACACAT